ATTGTGAATCATAATGTCAACTTCGTCAACTACACTACTATACCATAGCGCACCAGTTGCTGGTGTTGCTGTTGGAGCAGTTGCTTTTGCTGTATATGTTAGTACATTCCAGTTTGATGCCATAAACTCTTTTGGACTTGTACTTACGTCAGTACCTGGTCTAAAGTAGAAATTTGCAGTCGAAGATGGATTAGTTGATACAAACGGTGTAAAGATATTATCTAGTGGAGTATTTGTACCTTCAACTAAACGAATCTCACCGCCTGTTGCATGTGATATAACTAGTTGATTTTTACTATTTACTGTAGCACTTACATTTGTTAATCCAGCGCCGTTAATTGCGCCAGCTACTACGTCTGCATCTGTAGTTGCAGCAGTTGCAGTAAATGTAATAGTTACTGGTGCTGACATTGTAGCACTACCAACAATTGATTCACTAATTGTAAAATCATGCGATGCTGCTGTGTATGTACTTGATGTAATTGCAGCACTTGTAATACTAGTTGCGCCTGTTGCCTGTCTTACCATAAGTTGCACTGAACCACGTGGACGAGTATCTTCGGCTACGTTTGTTCTTGCATATACTGCGCCTGCTGCAATATTTGCTCCGCCGCCAGTTGTGTCAATTGATGCAATTGCTGCGTGGTTAGTTGCGTGTAACGGTGCTGAAACTGTTGTCCAACTATCTGATGATGCACTATATTGCTTTACACTGTATGCTGCGCCTAGGTTTGGATTAGTTGACTTTAACCAAACACTTCCTGTTGGACGTGGTGATGAATCTCTACTTTTCCATTCTGGTACGCTTGTGTGTGCAGCAATAGTATGTTCTGGTGCTCTAAATGTTCCTGGTGTAATACCAAAATCTGTTAGCACACTACTTGTTTCACTTAGTACAACACTTTGTGCGCCTGCACTACCGTTGTAGAATAAATTTAGTTTGTTGCCTGTTGCACTAGCAGTAATGCCTTCGCCTTGTGCGCCTACATTGCCGTTGATGTCGCTTACTACTTGGTTTAATGTTGTGCCTGTAGTTGTAACTGTTGTTGCTGTTCCATCAATTGTAAATACAATGTTGCCTGTACCACTAGGTGTTGCACCTGCTGTACCTGAAACAAATGCCCAACTTGCAATCCAAGCATTAGAACCTACTTCAACCCATGCGCCTGAAGAATTCTTATACCATAAACGATTTACATTTGAAACAGCAACAATAGCATAGTCGCCAACTGCACCTACACTAGTTTTTGGAGTATAATCTGATCCAGCATAATCAACAACTTTTGAAGTATCAGTAATTACTGCTGGAACTTTGTTTACAAAGCTCTGACCGTTAGTAACAGTAGCAGCTTCGCCATTCCATTCAAAAATGCCGTACTTTGTATCATCTGTGTCAAACCACCAAGCACCATCAGCTGGGTTACCTGCAACTTCAGTTGCACTACCTGTTAATTCGCCAATGTCTGCGTCAGCTCTTACAACATATGCTCGATTAGCTACGCCAAGATAACTGTATGCTGCTTGTAATCCGTATTCGTTTTGTTCACCTGCGTGAATCATGTTATTACTTGCATCTGAATAAAACAATGCATCGCCAAAAGTTTCTGATAATTCACGTTGTGAACTCATCAAGTATACTTTACCTGCGTTTGCTTTCGTTGTACCTGGTGCAATACCAGTGCCTCCTGGATTCTTTTTATTTTGCTTTGTAGCAATGAAAATTAAAGGTGTTGTGCCTGGTTCTGCCGGAGTGTAAAAACTCTCGTCAATAACGCTAACCTGAACACCTGGTGATGTTAATGCCATTTTGTATTCTCCTCATGGGTATTTTTGTTGCTAGTAATATTTATCCATACCCTTGTAAAACACCGGTTTTTAGCCGTTATATAGGAGTTTAATGGTTGACAAAACTGCAAAATATGTTATTATGATATTATGAAGAAAAAGCTATTAGTAATTGGACATGGAAGACACGGTAAGGATACTGTGTGCGAAATTCTACGAGATCAATATAATTACACATTTGAAAGTAGTAGTCAATTTTGTAGTAAACTTTTTATCTATAATGATTTAAAAGACAAGTACAATTATACTAGCGAAGAAGAATGTTATGCTGATAGACATAATCATCGTAAAGAATGGTATGATGCTATTTGCGATTACAATGTAACAGATGGCGCTTCTTTAGGCAGAGAAATGTTTGCCGAATACGATATCTATTGTGGTTTAAGAAACAAAAGAGAATTTTTTGCTATGAAAAATACTTCTGTTTTTGATTATGCTATTTGGGTAGATAGAACAGATCACTTGCCTACAGAATCAAAAGACTCAATGAGCTTAGAACAATGGATGGCAGATTATACTATTGACAATAATGGTACATTAGAAGATTTAGTTTTTAACACTAGACAATTAATGAATCATATTAGCCAATAACAAAACCGTAGCCAGTACCGCCTGCTATAGCTAATGCAGCTTCTGCTTCTAACTTTTCCATTTCGGCTTGGGCTTCTGCTTTTAAACTTGCACCATTTAAACTTGTGCCGCCTTGTGGGCCTGCAATAGTAGCAAATTTTTCTCTTGCTTCGCCTAGCATATATTTACAACTTGCAAGTGTGTAATCTTTAATCCATTGCTTTGCTCTATAATCTTCAAGCAATTGACTATCGGGTCTAAAGTTATAACAAAACATTAAAACTTCTTCAACACTTGTTCTTGGTCGTTGTAAAATAGTTAATGCTTTTGTAGTAGAATTCCATGTAAATTCAATAAACGATCCAAACATTCTGCCTACTAATTCTTGACGTTGGGCGAATAGTTCGTAAGATGCTAAGCCGCCAACTCCACTAGCTGCTAGTAAGTATGTATTTGTATATGCAAGATTAAATGGTTCAAACAAACTTCCGCCATCGCCGCCGCCTGTTCGTGATCCAACACTACGTCTGTATATTTGACGAACTTCTTCAATTTCCTGTGGAAGTACATACTCGTTTTGATCTTGTACTAACTTAAGAGTTACATAGCTTTCTTCGACACTATGCTCGGTTCGTTGTCTGTATTTTGATAATGATTTTGTAAGTGCTGCTTCGTAGTGAATTGGGTCAAGTTCTACGTCTACCATACCGCCACCGAGGAATGCATTTACATAATCAAATACTTCTTGTTTTTGTGTTACTAAATCAGCCATTGATAATCTCCACTAGTATTTATCCTACGGATAAATATACATATGCCACGTTTATCTTTATATAGACCAAATAAAACAAAAGATTACGAATTCCTAGATAAAGTTATCTATGAACAATTTTCAATTGGCGGAACAGATATAAATGTTCACAAATATATTGGTCCTGAAAATCCTAGTGATGCAAACGCAACTGCATCTGAACCCCAATACGATGTAGTAAAAGAAACTAATATACAAGACATGTTGTTCTTAGAAAACAGAGATCGTAAATACGATCCTGATGTGTATAACATGAGAGCAATATATAACGTATCAGATACTGATTTTAATTTAAGTCAATTTGGACTATTTTTACAAAACGATACACTGTTTATGACAATACATATTAATAGCAGTGTTAAAACGCTAGGTCGAAAAATACTATCAGGTGATGTTGTTGAATTTCCACATCTAATTGATGAATATGCATTAAACGATTATTCAGTTGCACTTAAAAGATATTATGTAGTTGAAGATGTAAACCGTGCTGCTGAAGGGTTTTCGCAAACATGGTATCCGCATCTTTATAGAGTTAAATTAAAGCAAATATACGACGGACAAGAGTTCAGCGAAATATTAGATTTACCTGCAGGTGATGATGCTAATAATACACTACGCGATGTACTAAGTACGTTCGAAACAGAAATGCAAATTAACAATGCAGTAGTTGCACAAGCTGACGCAGATTCTGCAAAAAGTGGATACGATACTAGTAACCTTTACACACTACAAGTTGATAATCAAGGACGTCCTGAATTAGTTACTACTGATACTAGCGAGCTTGATGCATCACAAGCTGACATACTAGCTGATAGAGTTTCTCAAACTCCTGCTAGAGAAGGATACCAAGGATATTTGTTAGGTGACAATATTGCTCCAAATGGAGAATCGTTTGGAAGTGGAATTCAATTTCCTAATGCTGCGCAAACAGGCGATTATTTTTTACGAACAGACATGATGCCAAACAGATTATTTAGATACGATAACAGCCGATGGATCAAAGTTGAAGATGGTGTTAGAATGACACTAAGCAATACTGATACACGTACAACACTTAAAACAGGATTTGTTAACAATTCAACTACCTCAACAATTGGTGGTGATACCGTTGTAGAAAAACAAAGTTTATCTAAAGCACTTAAACCAAAGGCAGATAATTAATGCAACATTTTTATGATGGACAGATTAGACGTTACATAACACAACTAGTACGTTTGTGTAGCGGATTTCAATGGCAAGATAGTAGCGGCGGATTACGAAGTATACCAGTAAGCTATGGTGATTTAACAAGACAAGTTGCTAATATAATCAAAGAAAATAGTGAAAATAAAATGCCAAGTGTACCACGTATGGCAGTATATATTACTGGATTAGAATTAGACAGAGAGCGTCTAGCAGATGCTACTTACGTTGAAAAAGTTAATATACGTGAAAGAGCTTATGACGAAGCAGGTAATGAATACCTTAATACACAGGGTAAAAATTATACAGTAGAACGCATAATGCCAACACCATATATGCTACGTGTTAATGTTGATATTTGGAGTAGTAATACAGATCAAAAACTACAGATAATGGAGCAAATATTATCGTTGTTTAATCCTAGTCTTGAAATACAAACAACCGACAATTATATTGATTGGACTAGTTTAACTAGTGTTTACTTAGAGCAAATTAGTTTTTCAAATAGAACACAACCAATTGGTGTTGATAGCGAAATTGACGTAGGTACATTAAGTTTTAGTACACCTATCTTTATATCGCCACCGGCTAAAGTTAAAAAACTTGGTGTTATTACACAAGTTGTTGCTAACATATTTGACGAAACACGAGGAACTGTTGACTTAGGCGATACAGTGCCAGAACTTAGTGCATATGCCGATACACCAGTTCCTTTAACTAAAACTACTACTGTAAATAGTGATCCAGAAACAAAAACTGATATTACAGCTAATATCAATTCAAGAGGCACAGTGTCTGCTACCTATCAAAACTACGGAGTATACATTACAGGAAACATAGCAAGACTTGTAGACAAACGAGAAGTTGGAACAACCAATTGGAATACCATTCTTGAATCATATCCAGGAACATATACTGCTGGATTAAGTCAAATACGTTTAAGAACTGAATTAGGAAGTTTTATTGTAGGACAAATTACATTAAATCCTATGGACGAAACACAGTTAACAATAACATGGGATAGTGATACATTGCCAACAGGCGATATTGTTGAAGGTCCTGCTCGTAACAGTAATAGTTATACAAGTTTTGACAAAATTGTTGAACCACAAAATTATAATCCAACAGACGACAAAGTAGCTGGATTTAGAATACTCTTACTTGATCCAATCAATACTAGTGAAAACGTTGGCGGCAGTGTTGGCGATACTCCGTATAACTATGCTTACGACGGACCTGATGCTTGGAAAAACAACGATGGGACTGATTTTGTAGCAAATGCTAACGATGTTATTGAATGGGACGGCTCTGCTTGGCAAACTGTAATTGATTCAACTGACAGTACAAACGGTATTAATCAGAAGAATTTAGCAACAGGTGTAATTTATACCTGGACTGGCACAGATTGGATCAAAGCCTACGAAGGCGAATATTCACATGGTACATGGTTAATACTGCTTGACGCATAATTATATGTATGAGCAAGATTATATGTAGCGGTGCGCTATTCTATACATTAGACACTAATCGATTTTTATTCTTACATAGGGTACAAAGTAAGAACAAAAATGTTTGGGGATTAGTAGGTGGTAAAAACGAAAAAGAAGAAACACCATGGGAAGGATTGCAAAGAGAAATTTCCGAAGAAATTGGATCTCTGCCTAATATTGTAAAACTTATTCCGTTAGAAACATTTGTTAGTAACGACGATACTTTTAATTTTCATACATATTTGTGTGTAATTAAGGAAGAATTTATTCCAAAATTAAATGACGAGCATGACGGGTATGCTTGGGCAACTTTTAATAAATGGCCCAAGCCGCTTCATAACGGATTAGCAAATACACTTCGTAGTAAAACTAACCAACAAAAACTACAAACTATTTTTGAACTTATCAAATTCGTTGCGTAGCCAATTAAAGTCGTTAATTTTTACAAGAGCTTCTAACTTACCTCTGTTAGATTCTCCGTATTTTTTGCCGTGATTAGCACCGTTAATCCCCGCATCTCCAAACTGTTTATCTTTGCCTCTAGTACACCAAGCATTTAATCTAAATTCTGTTTCTTCGTCTAGTTGTCCATCAATTGCTCTTGCGGCAAGTTTTACACATTCTCTAAATGCACTGCGCCATGTACTAAACTCGTCTGTGTTAAATTTGGTAATATTACTAATACGATTAATTGTTTTAAACAACGGACTAATACTAGTTGTCATATCTGGTTTGCTAGTATCCATGTTTAATGTAAGTTCTCTTGGAAGTAATTTTACAGCACCATATCCGTATATCAATCCATTTACTGGATTCTGTGATTTCCATACATGCACAGTTTTTCTGCTATCAGGATCATATGCTGGCACATAGTACTCAAAGTTAAAGTTTTCTACTATTTCGGCATCGGCGTCAACGATCCAAATCATATCAGTTTTACACAACTTTGCAGCTTCGATGTGTGCAGCATGAATACCTTCTACTCCATGTACACGTTTTGCACGAGGAAATCTATCAGTTAATAATTTATAATTATTATCTGCATGTTCTTCGTCTTTGCTAATAAACACAATATCATAAAGTGTAGGTGTGCTTGCAACTACATTGTATTCTTTTTTGTTGGTTAAGAAACGCATATCTATTTCACGCTGTGTAACTGGACTAGTTTTACTGATTAGACTTATCCCGTCTCTAGCATCGCCATTTAAAAACACA